TAGTTTTTTCTTTTTGTCAAGCCTAGATCACAAATTGTTTCAGTCTTGTAACATTCGATCACATTTTTACACTAGGGGATTGACATTCGTTGGGACCCTCTGTATTATACGCAGGTGATTCGGTTGGGGTCTGTTTCCACCCACATCTACAACATAAGAATTTTACTTCGACCCTGTATCTACTGTGGTATTTATGCAACAGTATACGACATGCGCTACCCACTTAAGTCAACTACAAAGAAAAAAGAATTATTGGTAATCAACGACTTATAAAATAATTTAACTTTAGTTGTTACAAACATATAAAAAAGTCCCTATAGTATAGTAGGAGCTATACTTAAGTATATACTTAAGATCTCAACTTATCATATTATAATACTAGATAGATTAAGAAACTTAAGTATAAACTTAAGTATAGGTAGTACACATTATGAGCGTCCACGATAAGATCCCCTATAGTGAAGTGATAGCCAAGAAGGTTAGAGAAGGTATTCGTAGTGGAGTATCTGTTAAGGATATTCTTAGTAGTATCCAGAAGTATCAGAATGCCCCCTCAAGTACAGCTACTTTCTATAAACTATATGGTGAGGACATATCTGATGAGAAGGCTTCTATTGTAGGTGCTGTAGGTTCTGTAGTTGTACAGCAAGCATTAGAGGGTGACTTCAAGTCTCAGGAACTCTTTCTTCGTAGTAAGGGTGGTTGGTCACCTACATCTACAGTTAATGAAGTAGATCAGGTAGAAGATCCCGATGTAGATGAGTCAGCTATAGACTCCTTGATGAACCTATTAGGTAAGACCCGCAATAATGATAACAGCGCAAGTACTTAGAGACTTACCAGATTCTGATGTAGCTGCACTATTACAAGAACTAGGCCCCAAGAAGACAGAAGAGTTACAACACAACTGGGAATTTTGGGCTAGACCTGAACAGTTAGAGCCAGAGGGTATATGGAATGTTTGGGTTGCACTTGCTGGTCGTGGCTGGGGTAAGACCCGTGCAGGTTCAGAGTGGGTCAGACACAGGATCAAGAAGGGCGATAAGATTGTCCACTGTGTTGCACCTACTAAAGGTGATGTTCGCAGGGTTATGGTTGAGGGTGACTCAGGTTTACTCAATGTCTGTTGGAAGGGTGACAAGACATACCGTGGTAAACACATTGGTTTCCCTGTATGGTCACCCACGAACAATACTCTTACATGGGAGAATGGCTCAAAAGCAGTCTTCTTCTCCGCTGAAGACCCAGAACGACTAAGGGGGCCGCAAGCATATAGTGCATGGACTGACGAACTCTGTGCATGGAGGAATGCCCAAGAAACTTGGGATATGCTACAGTTTGGTTTACGTTTAGGTAAGCGTCCTCAAGTATTTGTAACGACGACACCTAAGACAACCAAACTGATACGCACAATACTAGACGATGATAAGACTACCATTAGCAAAGGGAGTACCTATGATAATGCAGCCAATCTAGCAGATACCTTCTTAGACGCAGTAAAGAAGACGTATGAGGGAACAAGGTTAGGTAGACAAGAATTATATGCAGAAATACTTGATGAAGCATCTGGCGCATTATGGAATAGACAACAACTTGCTAAGTGTGAGATAGACAAGGATGACGTACCATCTCTTAATAGGGTGGTTGTTTCTATTGATCCGGCTATCACATCTAATGCAGAAAGTGACATGACTGGTATTGTAGTTGCTGGTGTAGATGTCAACGGCATAGCTTATGTAATAGAAGACCACACAGGTAGATATACTCCTCAACAGTGGGCATCCAAAGCTGTAGAACTCTATAGAGAACATATGGCTGATAGGATTGTAGCTGAAAGAAACCAAGGTGGCGATATGGTTCGTCACACATTACACACAGAAGATGAAACAGTTCCAGTAAAGCTCGTACATGCATCCAGAGGGAAGATGGCACGGGCTGAACCTGTCTCTGCATTATATGAGCAAGATAAGGTTAGACACGTAAGAGGACTTAATGACTTAGAAGATCAGATGGTACAGTGGGAACCTCTAGGGTCCATAGGCTCACCAGACCGTCTTGATGCTTTAGTTTGGGCTATAACGGACCTATCACTCAATGGCTACGCAAAACCTACGCTGAAACTAGCGTATAGTAGCGCCAAGGGACTAAGATAATGGTTAAGAAGCTCTCAGAGACAGAGGCCAAGAAGATATTAGGTGTAGCGGGTGACAACACCTCTAATGGTCAGATACGGGCTGATGAGTTTCTACCTGAGTTGCGTGGCAAGAAAGCTATACGCAAGTACCGTGAGATGAGAGATAACGACAGTACTATTGGTGCTGTCATGTATGCTACTGAACAAGTCCTTCGTGATGTTGATTTAAAGGTGATGCCAGCTAATGATAGTGCAGAAGCTAAGAAAGAAGCTGATTTCGTTGAGTCTGTACTTGATGATATGGACCATACCCTTGATGACCATATTGCTGAGTCCTTATCGAATTTGTCGTATGGCTTTGCTTGGTTTGAAGTCATATATAAAAGACGTAATGGCCCTACTGAAAGGAGCGATAAGAAGCGTTCTAAGTATTCTGATGGCCGTATGGGTGTACGCAAGATTGCTATTCGTGCGCCTTGGACAATCTCTAGGTTTGATGTAGATCAAAAGACTGGCGATGTACTTGGTATTTATCAGGATGGGTCGGGCTATAACAACTCTAATTATATACCTACTCGTAAAAGTCTGTACTACCGCACGACAACGATTAATGGTGACCCTGCTGGGCGCTCTATACTTCGCAATGCTTATACTTCTTATGAATATGTCAATAACCTACAGTCTATTGAGGCCATAGCCGTTGAAAGGGAACTTGCTGGTATCCCTGTTGCTCGTATTCCTGCTGAGTACTTGTCAGGGGATGCAACAGCCACACAATCTGGATTTGTCAATAACCTGCAATCTATTCTCAGGGATGTCAAGTTCAATGAGCAAGGATACATTATTCTGCCTTCCGACACCTATCCCGATAAAGACGGAGCGCCTACCAACCAGAAGCTGGTAGATGTTGAGCTTATGTCTTCTAGTGGTAGCCGTAATATTGACATTGACCCTATTGTAAGACGTTACCAGCATGATATTGCTCGTAGTGTCCTTTCTGAGTTTCTTATGCTTGGTGGTGGCAACACTGGCTCTTACGCCCTCTCCAAGAGTAAGACAGACCTGTTCCTTCGTGCATTAGAGAGTTATATCCAAGCTATTGTTGATGTCCTCAATAAACAGCTTGTTGAGCGCCTCTGGGAGTTGAACGGTCTGAACTATGACCTGATGCCGACGATAACCGCTGGCGATGTAGCTCCACATGACCTTCGTGAAGTTGCAGCCTTCTTGCGTAACCTTAATGGCGCAAACATTGACGTTAGCAGTCACCCAGAGGTTGTTAAAGACCTTATGGACATTGCTGAATTAAACTATGATCCTGAAGCTGGTGTTTCAACCGCGCAGGAACCCCAACAAAAACAGGAAAATGAATAATGGCTACTTTTAATAAAGTTAATGACTTCGTTGCAAACGCAGTTCACAACATGGATTTAGAAAGCGACCAAGTTATTGTTGCTCTCTCTAACACAGCACCATCATCAGAAAGTCCAAATCCAGCTACGGATGGTAATGGTGTTCTGGCTAACGTGACACAGGTATCTTATACGAACCTCTCGTCCCGTAATGTAACAACAAGCTCATCTTCGCAAACTGGTGGCACCTACAAGCTAGTATTAGCTGACGTAACATTAACATCAAGCGGTGGTGCAACTGGACCATTCCGTTATGTGTATATCTACAATGATACCGTAACATCCCCTGCTGACCCTCTGATCGGTTATTATGATTACGGTTCATCACTAACGCTTAACGACGGAGACAGTCTTACAGTGGACTTCTCTGCTGCAAATGGTGTTCTGCAAATCGCTTAATGAGGTGTCAAAATGGTCGTATTAGCGAACAGAGTAAAGGTTGAGACATCGACAACGGGCACTGGGACTATAACTCTTGGTGCTGCTGTTGATGGCTATCAAACCTTCGCTGATGGCGGTGTAAATGATGGCAACATTGTGCGTTACGGGATAGAAGACGGAAGTAATTTTGAGATAGGAAGCGGTACATATACGGCCTCTGGCACTACTCTTACCCGCACGGTTAGCGAAAGCAGTAACTCAAACAATGCAATCAATTTAAGCGGGTCTGCTACGTTATTCTTAACCGTTCTAGCTGATGACCTTTCTGACACTTTGGATTATGGGCTTGTTACGGGCGCAGTTACTTTAACAGATGATTATGGGAGCCTGACCTAATGGCAAGACAAGTTCAGTTTCGCCGTGGAACAACGGCACAAACAAACTCATTTACTGGTGCGGTTGGCGAAGTCACCGTAGATACAGATAAGGATACGGTTGTCGTTCACGATGGCTCAACGGCTGGCGGTCATCCGCTTCCGACTTCGCTTGCCGATCTTGGAGTTACCTCTACAGCCGCAGAGATAAATGCGCTTGATGGCATTCCTGCTACGTTGACAGCCACTGAGCTTGGCTATGTCGATGGCGTAACATCCGCTATCCAAACGCAGTTAGATGCTAAACAATCCTTAGATGCTGAGCTAACAGAACTTGCAACTATGGCAAGTACAACCGCATCTGCTTTAGCTGATTTAACTCAGGCTGAGGTGCAGATACTTGATGGTGCTACTGTCAGCACAGCAGAACTAAATTACGTTACTGGCGTAACTTCAAGCATTCAAACGCAGCTTAATGCCAAGGTTGGGGCAACCTACACAGGCGATGTAGACATCACTGGCGAGCTAATCGTTGACAGTTATAACGAAACCTACGCAGCGGTAACGTCATCTGGCAACGCCACAACGGTAAACTGCGAGGCTGGTAACGCATTCAGCCACACGCTGACAGAAAACACCACGTTTACATTCAGCAACCCGCCAGCATCTGGCACTGCGTATAGCTTTAGCCTTGAGATTATCCAAGATGGCTCTGCGTCTGGCTTCACGGTTACTTGGCCCGCCGCAACAGATTGGCCCGCTGCTACAGCACCAACGCTGACAGCAACCGCATCTGCAAAAGATGTTTTTGTGTTTTACACCCGTGACGGTGGCACGAACTGGTACGGGTTTACGGCTGGGCAGGCGTTAGGATAAACGACAATGGCTACTAAGAAAAAGATGCTTCAAGCCGCCGCT